ATTGACTGTTTAAGTTCATTGTTCAGTTGCTTCATCTCTTGTGCTGGGTCATCAATAAAAGGAAGTTGAGCCACAAGAGTTTGCTTACTTACAATGCCGTTCAAGTTCTTAACCATAGCAGAAACATCATCTTCATTGATAGGAATATTACGAGTAAATGTAATGTCAATTCCTAACCAATCGAAAGAAGGTCTGCTCAACTTTTTAAGAATACCACTAATCAGCTCAAGACGTCTCTGTAGACCTTTCTTAAACTTGCGCTCCTTAATAGAAGCAATATTCTCAGTTCCAAGCAATTTATATTTCATGGCAACACCAGAAGTATTACCACCAAAGTTCTGGTCACTACTATTAGGTGTCTTACTAAACTTATGAATATCTCTCTCAATTCTCTCTTTTGTTGTTTCAACACCTTGACTATCGCCCTTCTTGACTAACCATTCAGCTTTAGAATCGTTGTCCATTAGAAGAACTCTCTGTTGCTTCATCTTAGCAATATCTTCTGGTTCAGCAGTATAACCATACAAAGCTAAGTAAGCATCAACAAACTATTCAAAGTCGTTCAAATCATCAGAAACAAGAGCATCATAAGCGTCAATCAGAGAAATAACTCCTTCATAATCGCCGTAACAATCATCGTTGTTTCTGTATTCAACAATAGGAACAGAATTGAATCCATGTTGTTTGCGGTCGATGAGATGTAAATCCGCCACAGCGTCACCTGTCTTGTAACGAATAATCTCCTTATCTGTGTAGACCTCAACAATCATTTCATCTACGCCAAACACTAAGTCTCTATTCATGTAGAAACGGACGACCGCAACTAACTCATTATCAAGACTTGTTCCGTAAATAGGAATGACTTCACGAGGGTCTAAGGCACAAAACCGCACATTACCATCTTTATCTACATAGACTTGTTCCCAAGCACGTCCATAGATTGAACAATCCTTTGCTATTGTTGTATTCTCATCTTGCTCATCATTATATTCAAAGACCATCTTCAAATCATTGATGTTCTCATTTGAAGAATAAACGACAGGCTCACCAACAAAATAACCAACAAGCGTATCAGTAATGTATTGCGCAAATGAATGAACAACCTTATTATTTGGCTTTGAAGGGTCAACACAAGGTCTACGTAAGATAGCTGTTTTATTCAAATAATAATCTTTAAGTTTCTTTAGACGAGGCAAGTCCTCTCCACGAAACTTTACAACTAACTCTCTTACCATTTCTTGAGTTAGTTTATCTGCGCTTTCTAATCTAAACATTCTATCTCCTCCTTAGAATAAAGCATCTTTGCTCATAGTTTGTAGTCTTGGTCTAATGTCCAAACACTGTAAACTATATCTCAAAGCATCTAAGCAGTGATTGAACTTATCGACTGGTTTATTTATATATTCATTTGTAGCTTTGTCTTTCTGCCAACTATAGTTCTGTAGTTCTTCAATAGTTCTAACACAAGAAGGATGAACAACTATCTCATATTCACTAACATGATTGATTCCATGAATAATAGAATCAGGCCCTTTAGCCGCGGCCGCAATTCTAGGAATCCCCATCCTCTTAATCTCTTCTATTGATTTCTGTTCAGCACTATCGGCAATTATATCTGATTTTTTGAACCCTAAGTCTATAATCTTTCGTCCAATCTCATCATTAAGCAGTCCTTCCTCAACCATCTCTTGGAATATGTATATTCTCTTGTCCTCTTGATTAACAATAGAGGCAATGATTGCGGTCGGGTCATTAACGTACCCAAAGTCCAAGCCAATACATAGCTTACCTTTGAGCTTAGTGTGGTCGAAATCATAAGACTGCCAGTTATTATAAACTAGCTTATCTAAGCTACCGAACTCTCCTAGCGCATATATCTTATAATATACGGGGTTAGTAGCCATCATCATTTGTAGTGTCTTAATATAATTATTTGGAAGAAACTTATTGTCTTTGTAGGTAGTTTGAACAATCGTACATTGACTTCTAAATTCTTCCAGTTCTTCATTTGGTTTAAAGAAGTTGAAATAACACCAATTTGCTTTTGATACAGGGTTAAAAGACAAGATTATTTGAGAGTTATCTACTTGCTCTCTGATACGTAAGTCTACTTGGTTAAAGTCATCTTGTGTAAACTCGGTAGCTTCTTCTAACCAAGCATCTGTTATGCCGGCTATTGACTTGAGTTTCTCCGGGTCATCTAGTCCCATACAGAGAAATTGCGAGTTGTTTGGAAGGGTAATTGTAAAGTCAGACTTATTTACTTTACAATAGTTAATCAGTTTCCAATCTGATAAGGTTTTAATCAATAGCGCAAAGGTTGAGTTCTTAGTTGTAGAATTAACCTTTCTTAAAACCAATATCTTCCTCTTAGACCGTAGCGCCCTATAGACTAGCTTTTGCGCAATAAATACTGATTTGCCTGAACCAGCACCACCATAGTAGACTTCATATCTTTTGCTATAATCCATCAAATGAGGAAAGTAAACAGGGTTAAATATCTTCTTCTTCAGGCGAATCTCCATCGTCATCCACTCCTATTACTATCTTCATTGTGTTTGCGGTTTTACCTTCATCTTCCTTAATATTCTTAGTAAGAACTTCTAACATCTTAGTTCTTGCTGTCATAGGACAATTAGGGTCCTCATTGAACGCAATCTTAGCCATCTCTGCATATAGACGGTCTAAAGTTATATTCATATTTTCTAACTTATCGCGTTCCATCGTCTTTATATATTCGGCTATCTCTGGTATCCGTCTAATCTTACTAAACTCTTGAGATGCTGTTGTTCTTTTGGCGTTTGGATAAACGGATAGATACGCTTCCACAGCATTGTATCCGTTTGTTAGCCAAGTATCGACAATCTGCTTATACTTCTTCATAGTATTAGGTCTGATTGTCGAAGGGTCTCTATCGGCAGGACTCATATCTACCCCTCCTTTTAATTATAGTTCAATCCATTCTTTCTGGTTATTTACTACGTTTCCACTTGAAGAACCCATACTTAACATGATTATTCCTCCTTATAGATTATTCTTATCTGATACTATATATGAAAATTCTATAAGAAAGAAAAAATAATTTTGCCCAAAATTTCTAACTACTATTATATCAGAAAATTTTTACTAGGTCAAGATAAAATTTTGGGCCAAAATTTTTAACTTACTTGCTTTATTTTTCAATATACAGTGAAAGGGTAAGAAGTACTTGGGTGGAAGTTCTTCTTACCTAAGCATTTTCAACTCAATTTAAATGACAAGATAAGTATTATATATCTTTACATTTAAATTGAGTTGAAAATCTTAGAATAAAGGAGTCTATATGAAATGAAAATGGGTAAAATTGGGCCTGAAGAACAGGCTTTTAAAGATAAGTTATACGAGGAAATGCCTCAAGAAATCAAGAGCAAATGGGAAAATAAAAGTGGAATATATGCGCTTGTTCGTACTGACAAGGATTGGCATGAAGACCCGACCGCAATTCTTTATGTAGGAAAAAGCACTAACTTTATAGAAAGATGGATTTCTCACAAGACTAATACTCTCTGTCCACAAGCAAGAGAGAACTGGTTTACAATGTATGACCGTATGAGAGAAACAAAAGCATCAGGTATTCCAATGGCTTTTGTTGTTCTTGAAGAGCGCGGCCTTGCCTCCCTAGATGACCGTGAGTGCTTCTATCTACGCAAATATAAACCACCCTTTAATTACAATTTGCCTTCTTTTGATAGTAATAAAATCTGGTATAAGCGCACTCAACTCCATGTTACAAAGTAATCAGGTTGACTTTAAAAAAAATTTTTGTTATTATATATACATAAAGAATGAAATTCAACGGTCATTCTGATTACGTTCTTCTGGAGACGGCTCTACACACTACAGAGCCAATCATTAAAAAATTTTTTTTCAAAAATTTTGGGCCAAAATTTATAAGGCATCATTTATAATTTTCATATATATATGAAGGGGAAGAGATTAGCCCTCCAACCCTTTACAAAAGTGGCAGGACTTAAACGAGTTCTTGCTTAGCCATAGTGGTTCAACCCTAGCACCACTCCTCAAAACGCTGGGGAGCATATAAAAACTATCAATCAATCCCTAGGAGTTTCCATAGGCTCCTAGGGAGAGCCTCCTAAAAGCAAATCGGTCTAAATGACATTTCATATAGATATGCCATCTGGGGCCACCCAACCCTGGATGGCTTTCTCTTTTGACCGATTTAGCCAAAAAATAGGCATAACCGTAGAATCTAATAAAAAGGAGAATTAAACACATGAAAGAACACAGTGCAGAATATGCAGTATTAAAGAATCGAGTTGATTTGTTCACTAAAATGGGTATTAGTGTGCAAGCAATAGCAGATGGTAGTACAGTCAACTATACAGCCTTGCGCAAATGGCTCCGTGAAGGACGACCACTCAAGGATAGTCATGCTACTGCCATAGAAAATTACATTAAGGACTTTCAGGAGAGGATAGTCCAAATCTGAGCAGTAAAGGAGTAGTATATGAAATGTCAGCGATATATTTAGAGAAAAAAACCTATAAGAAGAAAGACTTAGCGGTCAAAATGGGTATTGACCCTACAAAAGCCAATCTTCAAAGAACAATAGAAACCAAGCTAAAGAGCATGGGTTTCGAGAAAGGTAGATACAAGTTCACGAGAACTGAGGCGATCATCCTCTGGGAACCGCAATCAACAGAAGAAAGATTAAATTATTTATTAAGAGCTAAGAACATTAAAGTAGAGAATACTAGAGACTTCACTATCTTCTACTCTTGTTTAATGAATTTTGAAGAATATCAATATTGTCCTTGGCAAACAAGAGCAGAATTACTTAAAGAAAATTATGGTTGCACAACAGATTGGCGCAAATTGCAGAATTGGGGTGGAATGCTACTTGATGCAGGTATGGTTATTAAGACCGGAAAGACAGATAAAAAAGTATGGACTAGCTTTTATGTTAATGGAGAGAAACATCAAGAGGAAGTAGATATGGAAAATGAACAGGCGGCCGCCCAGTATAAAGAGTATTGGGCCACGTTCTGGGAGAGACTTAACCATTATAAAGAGCATCCAGAAGATATCTCTGAGACGGATAAATATGGCCGTCCATTGAAACCATCCTCACAAGCACAAAAAGATTGTTGGAGACAATTTGGCTGTTGTTATTATAGCTGTCAAAATTTTGTACGTTGCGCCTGGTCTTCTGATGAAGAAGAAGAAGAAATCAGAGAGATTGTGGACGCTTACATGGAAATGATTGAAACCGCCTAAACTCTAAGATTTTCAACTCAAATTAAATGACAAGATAAGTAATATATATGTTTACATTTAAATTGAGTTGAAATTGCTTAGAGGTTAGGCAACTATATAGTGAAAAAAAAGGAGAAATAAGGCTATGGCTAGGATGTTGTATGAAAGAAAGACTTTAACAATTAAACAGGCTCAAGAATGGTTAGGCATTCACGATGTATATAACTTCTGTTGTGAACGTTTAGATATTGATGACTGCGAATTTAGTTTCGTAGAAGGAAAAGCATATTTCTATATCCCCTGGCCCAAGTGTCCAGAGGAAAGAAGGGACTACCTTAATAGGTTAGGCAATCCAGTTGATGATACATGGGTTGACCCCTCTACAATTAAGATAAATTAAAGAGGGGAGGGCTAGTTATGAGGCCCTATTATGTGCAAATCCGCAATCAAAAGCAAGAAGTAATTGAAGAACTGATAGACTATCTTGCTCTTGATGATATGATAATAACTGAGCTAGACGGTAAAGTTATTCTGGTAATAAGATATATTAAAGGAGATAACTAATTATGAAGAATGCTAACATTGAAAGATTAAACGCTTGGGCTATTGATGCTCATATTCTTGATGAAGCAAAAGTAGATATGAATGAGGAAGTTAGAGAAGCTGTAGAAGAAATGCAGGAAATGGCTTTCTGGCGCATCTTCCCTGAACTTAAAGGCAAGTACGACAAGATTAAGAATACCTGGTTTGATGTTTTTGCTTATGTGAAAGATTACGTTTTCGGCAAAGAAACAGTAGCAGATGTAAAGTGGGATGAAGCAGGAATAGAGACTCTTAACGAACTATATATTTGGCTTAAAGCTAAGAAATGGGATAAGGAGTGATAACTATGAGTGCGGCCGCCCCTAGAAGCTATCATACGCATGGATAAAATTGCTTATCCTGAATATTGGGCAGAGACTTAATAAAATTACTTAACGGGACTACAGTTGTAATTAGCTGTAGTCCCGTTTTTTTTATTCCTGTGAGTCTTTATCTTGTGCCTTAGTAAAGTAATAAGTTATAATTACTAAGAAGATTTGCAGGAATTGCTCAGCCGCAATTACACCCGTGATAGATAGTATCACAAATGCAATCATTAAAGCTAAAGTAGTCAAGCTTTTAACATCTATGAGAGCCGCAATCCTCATTCCAATCTTTTCCAGAACCTTCATAATCCTTTTACTCCTTATCTTTGCTCTTGCTTTCTAAGCTACTAATTCTTCCTTCATGAGATAAAGTAACTTTTAATAGCTCAGAAGTTTGCGCTCTGATTTCTACCATATCATTTTCCTGATTGGCTAGTCTATTCTCGTGAGATTGAGATAACTTAACTAATTCCTTAACGGTTTCAGCATCCGTATTTATCTCTTCCTCTTGATAGTCAGTTTGTACTCTTAGTGTCTGTAGTTCCTTTAGTACGCCCCAGATAGGCTTACCAACTGTAAAGAATAAGCCCACTATTACAACTAGGGCTGTTACAACAGTCCATTCCATAACTAATTCCTCCTTATGAGTAGTTCTTAGTTAATTCAGTTATAGCTCTTAAAGTATCTTCATTAACAATATCTTGCGCTTTCTTCATATCTTTATAAATCTTGTCAAAAGAAACCTCAAGAGAGCCTAACTGCATATAACTTTCTTCTGGAGTAGAAGGATATAAAACAATCTTCTGTACTCTCTTTGTCGTATCTAATCCTCTGACCTTATCAATAACTCTTACTTTATCTCCGACCACTACATCAAGAGGAAAATCAGTTAAGAATAATTTATAAGTAGTTTGCGGCCGCCCGATCTCAAGAACCTTAGAGCTAGCTATTTTGAGCAGGTCATCGGCATTTTCGCAATTACTATCAATATAGTAACCAACAATTATTTCTGTAGTATATTCAAAATTTTCAACCCATAATTGGCCATTATTGACCAGCCCAATGGTCGTATCGTCCTTGCCTATAGGAATTAGTCTAGTGATGAGGTCATAAGTATTAGACTGAACTTGGCACTTCAGCAAGTTCGTATTATCTAATATGATGGCTTCCTCTTTCTTTTGTCTCTTGTTATAACAATGAATAATTTTATTTTTTGTATCAAACTCTAGTTCGGCTTGGAATAACTGAGCTACAGCTTGGATGGCTTCAATGGCGCTCTTCCTATGTAAGTTCATTTGAAAAGAACCAGTCAAATCAGGAGCCACAGTAAATGTCCAATCAGTTTCTTCTACTATTGCTGACATTACATTGGTGAAGTCCATATTGAAGCCAGTAATGCTATCTATATGCTTAGAAGCTAACTTGCCGAAATAGGGTTTGCAGTAGACATCATACAAGCCTAAATCTTCCATATTAACTTCCTTAATAACATACATATAGTTATCTATCTCTATCTTCATTTCCTCGACTACAAGGATTGTGTAAGGAAGAGAGAACTGGGCAACCTTGTACCCAGTCTCTAATTCCTCTGTAATTCGCAAGTCCTTGTATTCAGAGATACCAAAAAGATAAGTCATATCTTTATCAAATACTTTGAATACCATGTGCGGTTTCCTCCTTAATTAGAACTTATGGATAAACTCTACCTTGACCTTGCGAATCATTAACCTATTAACTTTTATTAGGTTTTTTGCAGACTTTAATTTTGGAATGGACAGAAACTCGTAAGTATTTATTGGAACTGAGTTGTACTTAACTCCAGTTTTGTCTATCTCAATAATTTTTTCATCCGTAGGGACTTGTTTTGATACATCAATCTTAAAATAATCATCATTAATGTAGAACTCAACAGGCAAGTCCAATCTATCAATAGTAAGAGTAACTTTACAGTCAGTAGGCACGCTATCATTGATTACCTCAATATCTTGATAGAAGTCGAATGGGTCACCAGGCTCTCCTAAGTCATGAACTTCTGGGGCGGCTGGGTATGTGGGGACAGTCTCTCCATTGTACCAAACCGCGTATACTATTCTCCTAGAGAAAGTATCAAACTCTCTACCAGCCAAGACTACAAGATTCGCATAGCCACTTGGCGCACTTTCTCTTACTCTATTTGCTATTGTTTCTTTAATATCTCCAACTCCATCGAGAGGTTGGATGAAATAGCCTAGCGCATTTACTAGGCTAATATCATCCTTATAGACCTCTACAATGCAGAAGTCTGCAATCTCTATAGGATTATATTGGAGGTTATTTATTACAGTCAATGTATTCTCCATTGCTCTTGTTTCAGGCATTATAAATCTCCTCCTTAGAATAAGCTATGAACACTAAACTCTTGAATAATGGTCTGTCCTTCATAAACACCTTGAATATCACAACCACTAAAGGAAACTGTGCTATTAGATTTAAGCGTTACGTAGAAACGACCATCATGAGTTCCTTGATTTATTTTCTTTAATGTCTTACCAGAAGTACCAGAAGGATAGAAAGTAACGCCACTCACACCAGGCTTAGAGAAAGCAATAATAAACTCAATACCAGCAGTAGGCTCATCATCCCAACTTGAAGCATTTGCGCCTGGATTAGCAGATGTTTCAGCTTGTAACTTAGTTAAGTTAGTATAAACAAACCATTGCGGTTCCACGCTTTCCCAAGGGTCTTTATTCTTATAGGTAGCAGTAATAGTAACGGCCTCAGCAGGCATCGTAAAGCTATTAGTTGCAGAAGTTTCTGGAGAATTAAGAGTTACATTACCAGAAGTAATAACCCACTTATCAAACTCTTGAGTATTATCACTTGGACTATTAGCAACAATAGATACAAGAGCGCCTTCTTCATAGTTACCAGAACCCGTACCATTAACAATAGTCAAAGTGTAGGTTTCAGCAGGAGGAGGAGGAGTAGGAGTATCAGGCATACCAGGAATCTTCATTAAATCACCTTCTGGAGTTCTACCAGTTGTGCCAGCTTCATTAGTCCATCCAATATATTTCATACTAATAGTATCATAGAATCCAACGTCATAGTCATTGATGAAACCATTCTTTAAGTTACCAGCAATAGGAATGAAGTCAGCAACTAATTCTCCATTATGATAAATACGCACGCGCGCTATTTCAGCACAGGTTACTACGCCATTCTCTTCCTCATTCTGTAGATACCCCATACCAATACATAAGTTATTAGTAAGCACGACACTACCACTCTCAACACGAGTTAATGTGATGCCATTGAATACCAAATCTGCAAATCCTTTAACTGGGCTTGCTCCTTCATTACTGCTCTTGATTGCGTATTCTCTTAAAGGAACATCTGCAATATCTTCAAGAGTACCGATGATAACGCCGGAACCACCTTGACCTGCGCTCTCTACATTAAAGACCGCTTGGAAGTAAGGGTTATCTTTTCCTACAGCATAGTAAGCGTTTTCTGCTGACTTACTTAGAGAGAAGGATTGGTTCTTAGTACCGAACATACAACCTCCACCTGTAATGTCAAACCATCTTCCTATTGCTGTAACAGTGATGTCTTGAATGTCCCAACCTTTGCCTATTCCTGTATCGAAGTAATAGTTATTGGTCTTAGGGGCGTGCCAAGCAAGAGAAGGATAGTTCTTAGGTCCAGGCAGGTCTTCATAACCGTCAAGATGAAAGCGGTTATAGTACACAATAAAACTATCTCTTTCATTTAAGATTTCTTTGGCTTTTGCTGAGCTATACTCGTCAGTAATATCTAAGAATCCGTTTAAGTCAAATACCCTCTTGTATTTATTAACTGGAACACCAAGAGCAAGAAAGAACTCAGCCCAAGAAGTATTAGCACTAGCCAGCTCCTCAACAAGAGACAAATCAATGTAGAAGTCCTCTGTTCCAAGCTGTTCGTTCTTCTCATTCTCATCAAAGCAAACCGCGTAACTCTCCATTACTGGTGTCCAGTTTCTAATAAAGGTCACATGAATTTGCTTAGCGTTTGCGGCCGCCACGTTGTACTCGAAGCTCTTAACCTCACCTAAAGCCCAGTCATTCTTTAGGTTTACGACTAACTTGAACACGCCATTCTGCAACCTATCAGGCACAGTAGAACCATCTAGTACGCAAGGGAAGTCGAGTTCAATATCGTCAAACCGCAATGTACATTTCTTTAACGCATCAGTAAGTGCGCTAATACGTTTGTAAGCCTTATCTTCATCTACTTCTCTAATAAGAAAAGTAAGTTTAATATTGCGCCAATCGTAAGACTGACGTAACAAACTACCTTCTGTTGCTTCATCCATCCAATCAGTGATAGAATGAACGACTGTAGTTGAGATAGCTCTATCTAAGAGTTCTGCTTTATAAGCAGTAATATCTACATTATTTACAAGCATTACATTCATCTCCTTTTTACAGCTAACCCAATCTCATTCATTAGGTTATCTTCTCTCTTGTTTTTATTCTTAGGAGTCTCCTGACGGTCTTCTGCATGAAGTGAAGGTGTAGGAGTTGAACGAACCATGTCTTGTAACATCGTACTAAAATCCATCATGGTTAATCCTCCTTTATATTAAAGCGTTCAAAGGTTTCTTTTCTACTTATTGGTTTCTCGTAGATGAAAGGTTCACTCTCTCCGTCAAAAGCCTTACGAACTGCTACTGTAATCAAATTTCCTAAGTCCATCATTCTACGTTGATAGCCTTCATATGCCAAGTCTATTTGCTCATCTGTGAGTTGATTCATATAAGGAACCAACCCACAGACCGCAATCTTTTCTTCTCTTGTTATCATACGTCAAGACAATAGCCAATCAAACCAGGGTCACGTTCAATCACTCTCTTTAATTCTCCTTTACCAGCAAAAGTAAGCTGATAGGTCATTTCCTTATTGAACATAGCACCAATAGGAAAGTTAGTTATGACGGCTTTTCCATTATATTTCAAAGAAGGAGATTCAATCTGAAGCTCTACTTCTGCGCCCTTGGCAAACGCATCTTCTAAAGCCTCAAGTCCTTCATCATCTACTACATAAGCGCCTGAACACTGGACTGACCAATTCTTCAAGTGAACTAAACTATCTGCCCAATCAAGAGCAATCAGATTAGAAATGTCAGAAGTGGTTGCGGCCCGGCGCAAATCGGCATTTACTTGGGCGCCTACAATCTTGTTATCTACTTTAATGAGAACGTCAAAGCCTTTCATTGTTCAGGCACCTCCAATGTTTCTACCAGAATACTAATAATACCATGTTTAGTTACTGGCCCTTGTTCTTTATCATCCATAATATTATGGTTTATATCTACAAACGTGCATCTGTTATCAGACATTACACGATTGAATACTCTCTGCTCAATATCATCACAAATATCTAATACTTCTTTTTCTCCCTTATAAGTAGAGAAAATATCAAAACGATATAAGTAACGTGCTTTATAAGAGTTCTTATATCTAACTCTAGTTACGTTAATTGTGCTAAAGATACCATAAGGAAACTTCTTTCTTTCCATAACTGGTGTATCTTCTAAAGGAAGATTAGTTTCCTTTATGGCGTCATAAACAGCTTGCTTTACATCAAACATATCTAATCCTCCTTAATGACTTGGGTTGTGTGGATTTGCGTCTTGCGCTTCTTTATTATCGAGAATCCGTTCAATCATAAATCTAATCAAACCGCCAATAAAGCCAGCAATCAGAGATATAATCATCTGTTCAAAGAAGCCCATATTCATTTTGCCTTGACTCAAAGCCATTTGGATTTGCATTTGCATAATCATTTCTTGAATCTGCCATTCTAATTGTTCAAGGCTTTCTTGTAATCCTTCTACATAGATTCCAAGTGCGCTTAACTCTCTTTGTAGATTGTTAATTCTATCAATTAGCGCATACGCTTCTCCAATAGAAGTGGGGCTAGCAGCTTGGACGGCCGCAAGTTCTCCATCTACATAGTTCCATCTGGTTTGTGTTTGTGTAAAATTATCTTCTATACCTGAATCAGCAAGAGCAGAAAGAATGGAAGATTCAAACCAGGGTTGCGCTCGGCACCTACTTGTTCCATATTCTTGATATGCAGAGTAGAAAGCCTCGCTCCACATTTCTATCCCACCAGCATCAGCCGCGTAATCATTATGGTCACGTAGATATCCTGTATCTACTGGGCAAGTGGAGCGTGCGTATCCTACAAAAATATCGCCCATTTCTTTGAATTTGCTACTATCATATTGTATTGGAAGAGAGCATAGAGGAGTAAAGGACATGAATCCTAAACTCTCTATACTCACATCACAATACAAAGAGCCATCAGGTCTTGTAATTACCTGTGGAAGAGCCATATTACTCCACCTCAATCAAAGTAAGTAAATACTGATTTCTGTATGGAACCTGCGCCCTCAACTCATATTTCTTGCCGTTGTAGAGGTAATAGATTTTCTTCTGAACTTCTTGCTCTTGTTCAATATTCTTAACATTCTCGTTCATGTTATACCTCCTCTGGAGGATAAAGCTCTAACATCAACTTCCTGAGTTGACGTTCCTTTTCCTCCCTAATCTCTTCTTCTGTTGGCGTAGTTGCCTTTATATATTCGCTTTCTGTAATTTCGATAATCCCATCCGCGATAATAGGAGAGCTTGAAGCATATAATCCAGTTTCATCAATGCTTTTATAATAATACATACAAATCCTCCTTCTTACGGGATATATAACATTCTAAAACCGCCAGCTCCAGTATATTCAACCCTTGTATTGGGTCCTGTATCGGCTTGTACTTTAATAACTTTGTTATTAGTAGAATCATAGTCAATTCCGTTTCGCATAAAGAATGTAGGATTTAACATACCTGCGGCCGTGGCATCAGTAATACCATATCCTACAGAGACAAGAAGACTACTAACTTTAATTGGAGATTTATATTCTTTAGTATAAAATCCGCCCCTCTATTGAACGGTTGGATAAACGTCAAAGAACATAGAAGCCATACATAAGCCACCAAGCACACCTTTATTAGTAGTACCATCCCGTTCAGAAGAAGAAGCCCATAAGAGAATTGTAGAATTTTCTGAAAAATCATTAGGCATTATATATGAGCTTTCTACTTTAGAACTATTATAAACATAATATTTAATATTGCTTAAATCAAAATCTCCACCAGAACCGCCACTCTCAATAGAAGCAATAGCATTAGCCATTTCACTTGGAAGAAGGAGACCGCTCTCCCCAGTCTTCCCTCTAATGGCATTACCAATAGCAGTCAATGTAGAATCTTCCAAGTAAACCTTACTCATTAGTATCTCACCTACTCTGCATTAGTCATCTTACCATAAACTACATTAGCAATAGCATCATAGTCTGCACTGGTAATAGTATAGTTAGTGCCGTTTGCGCCTGCTGGTCCTTGAATACCCTGGGGACCTTGAGGACCTGTATCGCCTTTATCTCCCTTTTCACCCTGTGGCCCAGTCTCTCCTTGAGCGCCAGTAGTCTCCACTACAGCTATATTCTTACTTGCTACATAAGAAGTTACTAAAGTAATCTCGCACTCTAATATAAAAGTCTACCCTGTTGTAGTTCTAAGGGCTAATAAAATAAATCTATCGCCTACAACCGGTGTTCTATTAAATAAAGAAGGAGGTAAATCTCCAGTCTCTATAAAGTTAGTTACGCCACCTACAGTTGGTGTTACTGTAGTTTCTTTTGCTTTGCCGTAGGTTAATGCAGATAGGCCATCAGTGCCATCCTGACCATTGGCTCCGGCTGGTCCCTGAATACCCTGAGGACCTTGCTCTCCCTTATCGCCTTTCTCTCCAGGCTTTCCAGGTTCTCCCTGTGGGCCCTGTGGACCAGGCGCGCCATCTTTTCCTGGAACTCCTTGAGGACCTCTTAATTCCTCTTTCTGCTCTGGAGTTAAGTCTTCAAACTTAATAAAACCAGGTTCTCCTTGAGGACCTTCTGGGCCAATAATTAACCATAAGCTAGCTTCATCATCCTTTAAAGGCTCATCCGCAATTACTTTAAGGATTTGCTCACACTTAACTCCATAAGCAGTAGCCTCATTAACGTCTTTACTAACACTTAATTTAACGTCATAACTACCTTTCTCTATTGTTTCTTCTATATATCCGCCTTGTCCGTCTGGAGTATAAGTAGTTTCAATCTTAGTAATAAGTGCTTGTTTCATTATACTCAACCTCCCCAACAAGAGCCAATAGAGTTAGTAGTATCTCCAAAGACTTTCATTCTACGATGCTTCTGTAACATCTTAGTCGTAGAAGCAGTATAACCATCATGGAAAGTCTCATGTATTCCAGAGGCATTTGTGGAATCTACGCCTTCATTATTTATTCTATTATATCTTTCTAAAACCATCTGGACAACCGCGTTATCGAGCTTCTCTGTATATTCATCTAAATTACAATAAGCTGTAGCTTCTTCTTTACACATTTCAACAAGAGCAGAAAGTGTTTGGAGATTGCGGCTGGCGGTCGGCCCCAGAATAGCCTTGATTTTTTCAATTATAGTCATTATCTAATTCCTCCTTTTGTTTAGATAAAAAGAAAATGGGGTTCCGGGGTTCCAATTATCAGAGACCCCAGAACCCCGGAGAAATTAGGCATCTTTGCTATAGAATGTATTAGTAGCAAAGGTTTCAGCAGCAGTCAGAGCAGTCATAACACCATCTACTAACTTGTAGTAATTAGCAGAATTGGTAGCCCAGTCAGCCGGCTGAGAGGTTAAAAGAGTGTAACCAGTTGTATCAACCTTGCCAGTGCCAGGATTGTCCCAAGTAATCTTAACAAGTTTCTTCTCGTCAGTCAGAGCAACGAGAGCAACCTTACGGATATAAACAAGGTTATTACGAACATTAGCATCTCTCTCTTGTTCAACCTCGGTATCTTTCTTAATGAACAGAGTAATAGCCTCTTTATTCACAAGATAAGCAGTACCAGCAGGAACCGCATTAGTAGCAACTACAGGAACACCATAAACAGTGCCAATGTAACCACTACGGATATAATCCTCAACATACTTGAGTTCAGCGCCCATAGCGATACGGAGCTGAGCCTTGTCAGTAGGATTAATTAAAAGAGTATAACGTAACTCGTCCTCGGCAGCGACCATGCTAAGAGCATCAGCAATAGTGTCAGGAATGCAAGGAGCAGAAATACTCTTGGTAGCTTTAGCCATCTCAGCAATAGCCTTAGCAGTGAAATCATTAACCATAGTCTTAGCAAGACCAGTAAGACCAGTCTCAACAACCATTGGGTCAGTCATAGCCTGCTCGTCAAAATACTGGAAACGACCCTGAGTAGTACCAACCTCATATTCCTTGGTCTTGAAGCTGACAGAGATGTCTTCACTGTTACCCTCGCCCATCTCCAAATCTTCAACGTTACCATCGGCAGTATAAACATTAATCTTCTTCTTCATACCAGCTTGTTCAGTCATGCTAGTATCAATAGTCATATAATTGGAAAGGTTGACCTGAGTAGTGAGGATGTCCTCAATCTTGTTGGCCAACACAACGTTATCATAGCAAACATTACTATTAGTAATTGCAGTAGTAGCCATTGTAAATGACCTCCTTATATATTATAAATTAGAGAATAAATCAAAAGGAAGAACAAGAGCAAAGAGAATGGGGGGGAAAGACCGAAAACCCCATTGAAGGTTAGTCTCTTCACTCCATGTTCAATATATATAAACTGGGTATGAATCATGGATGCGGTCGGAGCCATCCTAATATTTTAATTTTTTAAATCTCCGACTCTTGGCTCAAAGAGCAAAGTTCCCCAGGTTATAACTTACTTCACAAGACTATTATAGAGTTCAGGATTATCTCTATAAAGTTGTGATTGCTGAGCCAACGTCATTTTACTAAACTGTTCTTTAGTAATTGCGCCAGTCTCGTTTGTGGAGGCTTGTGGAGCATTCCCACCAAGCTGTTGAGCCACTTGCGCACTTACGGCCTTATTAAACATCTTTTCAAAAGCCTTTAGATTAGCAGAAGTCGCGTCTGCATCCTTACCAAGAAGGAAGTCCGCTGATTCAACGGGTAGATTCTTTTCAGACAGTTGCTTTGTAAGCTCTGTCAACATTTCTGCTCTTGCTAACTTAGCTTCTCTTTCCTCAAGAGCCTTAATTTTCTCTTGATACTCAGCTTCTCTCCGCTCTTCGGCAGACATATTAGCAAGTTTATTGGCTTCTTCAAGTTTTTGTTTCTGTGTTGCAAGCGCCTGGCTTACTCTCTTATCAATCATAGATTGAAGTTCTTTCTCGGTTAATTCAATCTTGTTCTCTTGAGTTGTAGTCTCAGTTTCTTGCTCTTGAACGTTTTTATTCTCGTCCATATTAAAATCCTCCTTATGAGTTACATTGAAGCCCCATTTCTGTTGCTTTTCTTGTCCCTCGCATATTATATATAAAAATTATTATTGGTGAACAAAATATTTTTGCCCAAAATTTCTATTAAGAGGCATTTTCAACTCAAATCAAATGACAATATATATATTATATATCTTTACATTTAAAATGAGTTGAAAATGCTTATCAGGGTTGATACCATATACCTCGAAATACGCATTTACAGTTTGGATGAAACGGTGGCAAATCTAACCCTACCCTCGCTTCTGTAAGAGTTACACATCTCTCTCCAACCTCGTCAACACATATTCTATCACATGGGTCTGGATTGTCAATAACCGCATACAAATAACCAAGAGCAATAAGAGCATCCCTTACCCCTTGACTATAAGCAGCTTCAGTTTCTGTTCTTAGCAACCGCAACCAACTATTCTTAGCTTTAGAAAGTTCATCTGTGATTAGTCCAAGAAGAACAGGTTTTTCTTCTAGTCCACTCATCAATAGCCCATTCAATGAAGCCAAGGTTTGATTGCCGTTTGCCAAGATTCTATCATAAAAAGTCTTTCCGTCTTGACACCATTGAGGCAAATAGACTTGATTCTTTATTACAATTCCTGCCTTTAATTGTTCCTCAACAATAGTCCAATGAAAGGCTGTATTATAAACAACAGGCATAAGATTAGCCAAGTTGTTAGTACAGTAATCTTCTATCTTCTTTAATTCTAAATTGATTGCGGCCGCCACGATTGCAGGCTCCGAGCCAACAAGTACCATCGCCTCAATCTTCTTCATTAAAGAATCGTAAAGTGAGATTACTTGTGGCTCAAGACCTGCCGAAACCGCAAACGCTAATCCCTGAACGCCACTTACACTCATTCAACTACTTCTTCCTCTTGATTTAATTCTAATTGAGGATTAGCATAGAAGATTGACTGTTTAAGTTCATTGTTCAGTTGCTTCATCTCTTGTGCTGGGTCATCAA